AAAGACAGATGCGGATGGAAATGTTTCCACAATGATTGATTATTCAAAGATGTCGGAAGAGGTTAAAAATTCTGTTGTTCCAGATGCTTGGTTATTTACCTTGTACAAAACAGATATTCAAGATAGACAAGATATGGCCTCTAATCTTAAATTGAACTATACAGATCCAATACCAAAGGTGCGAGATTCAAATTTTAAATGGACAAAAGTACATGACAATCTAAATTTCGGTGAACTTATATCATTCTTATGCGACGAGTCACAAAAACACTATGAAGTACAGAAGAATCAGGTTCTAAGAGCTTCTGAACGATTAGATAAAGCAGAGTATTGTTCCGATTGTAAGTTGATGTCGGAGTGGTGTAGATGTAAATACAATACTACTATACCAGATAGTTGGTTAAAACTCGATAGTGTAGAGGAAGGAAAAGAAGAGGATGAAGAGAAGGCTGAAATAAGTAAGCAAGCAGGAAGAGAGATAATGTTGATGAAGGATTTTATTGAAGGGATTCGTAAGTTAGTTGCCACGAATCATATAGATTCTTTGAAGGATGCTGTTACTATGACTTATTTAGGTTGTGACGCTACTATGACTATAATGGAAGTACTAGAGACTCATTTTTCCAGTTTTATTTCGGAATTGATCACTAAAGTTATTGTCAAAGCAGTTAATTTTTTCTCCAGTAATTTTACTGAGCTGAGCGATTTTATACCTCGCAACATTGAGGGCACTGAACTAGGTGCTTATCTCCACAGTAAAAGGCCGATAGTACCTTTGTTGGCCTGTGGAGACAGAGCAGTTTGGAATGTGCTGTACACCTCATTGCAGTGCTTAGGTTTACTCGCACCCGAAGCTAGGGAAGGTATACTGGTGGATTTAGATGCTATGAGGAGTGGTAATAATAGGCATTGCTGTACTGAGTTGTATATCAAGGCAAAGGACAGATATGCAAAGAAGTCAAGGAAGAGAATAGAAGACGGTTATGATTATCAATACGGAGTAGGTAAAACATTGTCTGATGATCAGAGGAGGAAAAAGTACCAAGAAGTGGATGATAAATCATGCGGATCAGAGAGAAATTATGGAAGAAACATTTTAAGAGATGATATCATTGGGCCAGGGGTCATAGCTTTGATTATTTTTAAGATGCTGCCTTCATACCTACGTAATTTTTCGAAGTTGTATTCGCTTCAGGAAGTAGGAATGCAGTCGGGCATTAATTTGTCCGTAGAAGATGTGAAACGAAAGGATTTGGATAAGAAGGAATCGTGGTATGCGACGAGAGCGGAAAAGATATTTGATGGTCCTTTGACCACAGCAAGAGTTACGAGATCAGAATTAAATAACACGTTGTCAAAGAATGTTCTATATGTACGGGTAGGCAGTTATGTGACCAATGCACTTATGGTGGTCACAAATGTAATACTTGTACCCAAGCACTTTGTGGATGAACATCTAGGCAGTGTTTTTGAGTTCTACAGGAAGTCAGTTCTATCTTCTTCCGTACCCGGAAATGCTGTGTTCTCTCATGTAATTGATACGTCTAATATTGTGCAAGTGGCCTCTTTGGACTTGTACGCAGTAAATGTGTCAAATACTGGAGGCGTTAGAGATATTAGACATCATTTTCCAAATGCACCAGACACTGTGTCTTCCGGTGCTACAATAATCTTTAGGAAAGCAGGAGGCGAGTTGAAGGAATGTAAGGCCTCTCATGTGCATTTTGACCCGGAATCATTTAATGATTCTGAGGAGTTTGCTAGAAACCCAAGTGTGTCATTTCTAGGTCATAGGTATCTTACAGACTCATTTAAGGGGTTGTGTGGAAGTCCTGTAATTTCAGATAGTACGAAGTTCTCGCACATAATCGGAATTCA